GGTACTTGCTTTGATTGCTTGTGTTAGTTATTACAATATTAGTGACAGAAAACTAATGTCACAAAACATTGATAGTGCAATCGCAAAGGGTATTGACCCACTATCAGTCCGTTGTTCTTACGCAAGTGAACGAGATGTAATCTGTGTTGCATTCGCCGCTTCGGCTCAGTCGCACAATGTAGCAGCACAAGCTAAAAAATAAACAAGGAGATATATTATGAATCAACCGATTGCCGTTAACATTCTTTCTAATGAAGAAGATAGGAAGAAACTTTACAAAGTCGTTCGGGAGTGTTCTGACTCAATGACCCGTGTGCAGGGTGAGAAAGATTTTTTGAAAGAAGCGGTTACTGATATTTGTGAGGAATTAAAGCTACCGAAACGAATCGTCAACCGACTCATCAAAGTGTATCACAAACAAAACTTTGATGAGGAAGTTGCCGTGCAAGATCAATTTGAAACCCTTTATGAAATGGTGGTAAAAACAAAATGAATTTTACATTTACGATGACCGATGCTAAAGATGATTCTAATAAAGAAGTTTTTTATGAGTTTAATTCCGATAATATCATGGAGGTACTAGAGAAGGTTCGTACTTTTCTCGTTTCGTGTGGATTCGAATGTCCTCCTGGTGAATTGGTATTCGATAATTCTGCTTGCGAACAAGAACAAGAGCATGAATGGATTCTAGACAAAAGGGCGGATCAAGAATTGCCACAAAGCATTTTTCCTCGGCCAAACAATAAAGCATGGTCGTGGACAGTCGATCAAATGACAAAGAATTATACCTTGAAAGATATTGATCCTTCATCGAAGATAGCTGATCCGTATGAAGATTATAACCATGAGCACTACAAATATGATTATAATTATGAAGAATACAAACCGGGGGCGCCTTAATACTCATGCCTACAAAAGACGAAATGTTAAAGTTTCAGGAAGAGATTGAAAGAATTGTTTTCACTACCGACTACAATCATATGGAAGCTATTGTAGAGTATTGCAATAAGACTGGCATGGAGATTGAAGTTGCCTCATCATTGGTTAACAATAACCTGAAATCAAAAATTCAATTTGATGCTCAGGAACTCAATCTTTTACCTAAAGGTGCTAGACTTCCTATATGATATATGATATAATGACTTATGACTGGCTATGAAACTTATTGCTTATATAATGCTCTGAAACTTCACTTTTCGACAGACTACGACTATATGAAGTATGGAGGTAAAACAAATACTTCAGTCGAATCGTTCGAAAATCGAAAAGACAAGTATTACTTCTATAAGCTTTCTCGGAGAAACAACACCGAGGATATGAAGGAGTTTATGATATCCAATTTTCTAAAAGATGAGAAATGTTGGGTAGGTGCTCTGCTAGAAGGAAAGGCAGCCGAAATTCATGCAGAGAGGATGTCAGTAATTCAGGCATTAACTTATAAATTCACTAGCGATTGTAAACGAATTTCTGATGAAGGAAAAGTTAATGACCTATTGAGAACAAACGGCGATTACCCAAAGCTACTTGAGATGACACTACAGAAGGATATCAATTTTGAAACTTTCTGTATACTTGATTCCTTGATGCACTTTACACCTAATTGGTGTACTAGAATTCAAGACACTATACGATGGCCAAGTTTTCACAAGAAAGCAATTAAGTATTTGCCGTTTCTAGATTATGATAGATGTAAAATGAAACAAATAGCCTTGAAGGAACTACAGTGATTAATAAGATTTATTTGGATATGGATGGTGTTCTTTGTAATTTTGATAAACGATATCACGAATTATTTAATGAGAATCCAAAATCAAGCCGTGAGCATAAACTTTGGTCAAATAACTGGACTGAGTTTGTAGAGGGCAATCAATTCGTTGAATTGGATTGGATGCCCGGCGCTAGAGTATTACTTGATTATGTCAAGTCTACAGGAGTACCAGTAGAGATTCTTACCTCTAGTGGTGGTAGTAAATATCACGACCTAGTAGAAAAACAAAAAAAGGAATGGCTCATCGCACACGGAATCACATATAAGGCTAATGTAGTACCTGGCAGAAAATACAAATCTGCTTATGCATCACCGGTCACTATTCTTGTAGACGATACGCCTGATGTTATTGATGGATTTAATGCAGCAGGTGGTCATGGCATATTACATAAAGAAGTAGGCAAAACTTTAGAACTTATGAAAGCATTGCTTGCATAGTAACTAAATATGTTATATTATGTTTATGTGGACAAGAAAATACTCCGTTTATACACCGTTAATACGAAAGGAAATATATGAGTTTTGCAAATCTAAAACGCAATCGTGATAACTTCGATAAGTTAACAAAGGCGATTGAAAGCACAGCAACGAATGCCGATGCAGGGTCTAAAGATGACACTCGCTTTTGGCAACCAGCAGTAGACAAATCAGGTAACGGCATGGCCGTAATTCGTTTTCTCCCAGCACCCTCTGTTGATGGAGAAGATGGTCTTCCTTGGGTTCGTTTGTTTAGTCACGGTTTTCAAGGACCTGGTGGTTGGCTGATTGATAATTGTCTTACCACTTTGAATGAAAAGTGTCCTGTTTGTGAACATAATTCTACCCTGTGGAATTCTGGTGTTGAAGCAAACAAGGAAATTGTTCGTAAACAAAAGCGTAAGCTGTCTTACATTGCGAACATTTATGTTATCTCTGATCCTAGCAATCCTGAGAATGAAGGACAAATCAAACTGTTTAAGTTTGGTAAGAAAATTTTTGACAAACTCTCAGAGGTTATGAATCCTGAGTTTCCTGATGAGCAACCTTTGAACCCATTTGATTTTTGGGAAGGTGCTAACTTCAAACTGAAGATTCGTAATGTTGAAGGATATCGCAATTACGACAAGAGTGAATTCGCCGAAAAGTCTGCACTTCTTGGCGGTGATGATTCTAAACTTGAAGCAATTTACAAAGAAGAATTTTCACTGAAAGAATTCCTTGAGCGTGGCAACTTCAAGTCTTATGAACAAATCAAGTCTCGCCTTGATAAAGTTCTTGGATTCGAAGGTGAGTTGGTTGCTGCTACTAAAGCAGAAGATGTTGCGCCTTCTAAAGTAGCAAAAGCAGCACCAGTAGTTGCAGGAGGAGATGACTTAGATTATTTTAAGTCATTGGCAGAGCAAGACTAAACACTTGCTACTCTGAAGAATCCCCGCCTCGTGCGGGGATTTTTTATGATGGATCAGTTACAGCGTTAACCAAGAATAAAAGTAATGCTTCAGGATTCATAGCAGAAACTTCTTGCCTTCCTCTGTCGACCTGAGCAGTTTGCTGCGGCATGTTAACATTTACAATAGGATTCATTTGCTCGTATGCAGCCGAAGCAAATTGATTATCTAAACTTGCTCTATTTACATTAGAACCAGTATTGTTGTTTGATGCGACTAGTGTTGCTCCACTCAATACACCTTGTACTTGTGCTGAAGTAATACTTGCTTTGTCTATACCATTTCCTGCATAGTAACTATTTCCTGTTAAAGGATTTGCTATAGCTGCCCACTCTTTTGACAATTCAAGTTGTTGTTTGATTGGATCATCTCCTGCTGCTCTGAGTCTTGCATCTATTAAAGCATTGGCCAATTTATCTTGGGTTGCTGAATCAAATTTATCGGTTGGTTTAACAATACCTTGTCGTACTAGTCCATTTAATGTAGATGGAATAATTTGATATCTTCCTGCTGCACGAAATTCACCATCCGCTTGTCGTTTCATAACTTCAGCTACGGTCATATTTGATAATCCAGTAAGTATTTTACCTATTTTACCAGTATTGACTGAATCATAAGAACCATTGATTGCTTCTCCTGAAGCTATTAAATCTAATAACGCTTTTCTGTCCATAGGAGTAACTTTTTCTGGCGAATAGCTTCTATTTTTTCTTGGATCGTCTGTTGTATCTGCTGCCGATGAACGACTAGGAGCATTTTCATTTAACCTAGGGTTTCTGTTTTTTATTTGTTGTATTGTTTTGTTGTTACTTTCTATATTTGCTCTGGCCGCTTTTGCATTTGGAGATTCGGCTTTAATCATCGCTTCTAATTCTGCATTACTGTTAGTCAATCTGGTTATTGCTTCTTGATCTTTTCTTAGTTTTTCTTCTTCAATTCTTCTATTGCGCTGTGCAATCAGCGGAGTTAGATTGGCCGGTGTACTTGCTGCGGCGTCTTCTGCTGCGGTAGGAGGAGGTCCTGCTCTGCCGTCTTCACTTGCTTTAACTAATGCATCATATAAATCATTTAAAGCTATTCCCACTGTTGCAATAACTCCAGCTAATCCTAAGAATCTTAAACCTAACCCCAAACGACCTCCCAATATGCCTCCAGGAGTATTAGGTTTAGGAGCAGGTTTACCACCTGTTCTATCAGGAACTGGAATATCTGGCGTTGTGGTTTGTCCTGGAGTGTTTGGTGTGCCTGTTATTTTTTCAAGAATGTATTTACTTAATTGTCCAAGGGCGCTCTCTAAAAGTGATATTGCTCCTTTAAAGGCTAGATACGCTGCGGTAATACCTAAAGCAATACCTGCTAATTTTTCTTTGAAATCTGGTCCAAAAATGGATTCAAGTAAACCATCTACCATCTTTTTGAAATCATCACTTAAAAAATATCCTCCAATCAGACCAAGAAGCCCTGCAATTAAACCAGCTTTTGAAGTAAACAGACTTGCTATACCTCCCAGTATACTTTGCAACCAAGATTTTTTTCCTGTACCTTCAGTGCCTGCATTAACTGAGGTTGGCGATAATCCTCCACTCTCTTTTCCAAATTTCGATTCGTATGCAGACTCTCTTTCTCCAATTCTTTTGAAGAACATATCTGCTTTCATGGCCGGCGTCATACCTTGTGCTTTAACCAATTTAGCCATATTTTGACGAACAAGGTTGAAGTCTCTTGCCATAGCTGGAAGAACAATAGTATTTTTTGCAGTCATTCTAGAATCAATACCAATCCTGGTAAGTTTTTCTACCATAGGTTTGGTGTCCATAGATCCGGCAGCGCCAGAACCCATTCTTTGGCCTGCACTAGAAGAACCATAACGGTATGGGCGCCCAAATACTTTTTGAAATGCAGCACCTGTTAATCCAGACTGAGGAAGAATATTTCTTATGTCATATCTCTCTTTTCTTCTTTCGTTTGCAGCAGATAGATATGCACCCAAAAGACCTTTAGTCTTTAGTTCTTGTCTATAAATTTCTGCTAGTCTGGATTCTTTTGCCATTTTTACTTGCTCTTGTTAAGTAGTTTTTGTTGCTCTAATCTATTTTTTTCTTCTTCTAAATGTTGCATCAGAAAACTAATATATAAATCTCGTTCCCAGGGTATCATGTTCTCAAGTTCTGTAAGACTATATTTGTGGTGTTGCATTAATGCAAAGTTAGTCTTATAGTAATTCCCTAGGTTATCATGGTGTAGCATTATTCGAAAAAATTTTGTATACCCTCCAGTGCGATGGTATCGTGATACCCACACTTTTTGCAATTGTACTCAATGTCTTTTTTAATCTTAGGCATTGTTTCAAAAAATACACGAATTTTTTCTAAATCTTTCTGTTGCAAGTTATCAACAAATTCGATAATCTCTTCTTTGGTATTGTCTTTCATATGATAAATTTGATTTTCGTCATAAACACATTCAATAGTTTCATAGATCATATCCATAATCATTTCATCTTCACCTTTACCCGTTGCTTTTTGTACAAGTTCAAAAGTAGGGTATTTCATTATGATACCAATTTTATCGCTAAGTTGTATTTTATTAGTGTGTTCTTTAGTATATGTTGGTTGTATTTCTAGCACATTAAAATTAATTTCATTAATTGTTCCACATTCTTTTTGAGAACCCTCTTCTCCGACCATGTTGTTGCATCTGTATTTTAGATTCACCATTTCAGAAACAGACCTTGCACGAAGGTTCATAAACAAATATTCTAAATCAAATACAGGTAATGCATCAATATCCAAATCAATTAAAACACAATTTTTCAACACCTGACGGATAACTTTAATAGTCTCAGCAGGATCGGTGCTTTCAGCCATCATAAGAAAAAGCTTTTGCTCTTTTACTAGGAACGGTCTGAAATCTACTTTCTTTTTGTTAGAAGGTAACTCTACAGTAAATACAGGCACATCAATTTTAGGTAACATACTATCTCCAAATAATAATTAAAGTCCAAAAAGTCTTCCGGCCGCCGAACTTAGAATATCTGCACCGGCAGCAGTCAAATCATAACCGCCATCATAAACAGTTCTGTATCTTTGATATGCAAACTGAACAGTCAAACGGTGAAACCCATCATCGCTCCAACTCAACGGTTGAGATGCAATAGAAATAGGGAAAGCATCAATCATTTCTACAGCATAAATTTGTCTAATAAAATCGTCATACTGTGCTACACGAATGTTAGTCATATACCTAGAATCTTTGCCTTTTGGAAATCTAGGATTATTTGTATCTGTAGGAACAATTGCTTCAAGCCAACGATCAAATAGTTTTCTTTCATAGAATTCGTTAGTACATATGAAAGTCAAATTAGTTTCTGTGTATGCTGCCATATATGGTACTTTGAATCCTGGACCGTAGATAGAGGCTTCCATAGTTTGCAAACTTTTTCCGGGTAATTCAGCACTTTCACATTGCAGTGCTAGATATCTTGAAATGTCTGGTTTGCTTGATACAACTGCTGTTGAATCAGTTCCCAAGACCTGTGTAGTAATGTCTGAGAACAAAGTGTTAGGTAAATTTAGAATCTGGTCGATCAGACTATTGTTAATGAAATTTCCTATGTATTGTGGGATAGGTAATATCACTTGGAAACGATTAGGCCTAGCTAATCCTTCCTTAGCCTTGATGTTCGACAAAAATAATTGTGGTTGAAATGACATTAAATTCTCTTCCTTGAGTCTGCCCAAACTCTACTTGTAGATGCCTTTTCAAATCTTTCTACAGGTAGCAATGCAGCGATATCCCATTCGTTTGCATGGATTTGCACGAATCGAGATTGTATATGACTACTCAAATATCTTTTAATGCATGGCGTAGCTTCAAATGCTCTTGATGCATTTTTTAAATATTGATAGTTAATTTTCAGTTTAGTGTTTTCATCAAACCTATTATCTGTAGCGACAGAACTCAAATTATCTAAAAGAATGATTCGTTGCTTTGGGTGAATATAGTGCAAATTCAACCCTAGAAAACCGTCTGGGTAGTGGTCTATTGGTATCACCAATGGAAACCTATCGTAGTATGGCAGCGAATCTTTAGTCTTTGGATCATAAAAGAAGAAATACATATGCCCGATAAAATGGTCATTTTTCTGTCTACTTGCATCCTTCATTAGTTGTTGAGGTGTTGGTCTCAATTGACCTATCTTTGTTTTGATCCAATCTCTAGATTGCTGGGTACGAGCATTTATGCCCGATCTAGCAAGTTGTTGATTGATTCTGTCTAAAAGATAAGCCATGTTCTATTTATTTACTTTTTAAGTGATACCTAGGTCACGCTCAGTAAGTATCTGAAACTTCCATCCATGTTCTTGGCAAAACTCATCTGCGGCTCTCCATTTCATTTGATTGATAGCGTAAGTTGCTGCCTCTTGAATAAACCTTTTGGTTTGTCTTTTTTGTACCGGTTTCTGTGTCTGACTTTCCGGTTTCACCTCAATGACATAGGTCATTACAGTTCCGTCTTTTCTTTTAACTTTAATAATAAAGTCTGGAAAGTACCGATGCTTTCTTTTGTCTACTGGAGAGATGTAAGGAATGGCTAACTCTTCCGATGACCACCAAATTACACTTGGACTTTCATCGAAATATTTCATGCACCGTAGTTCCCAAGAAGACCGATAAACGATGTTTTTGGCATCTCCGTTGTATTTTGTGGGGTTCTTGGGGGTAAACCAGCCCTTCCAAGAATTCTTTCCGTATGTCATATAAATATGTAGTCCACCAAAGGAATCTTAATGGCTCTATTTAATCTTTCGAATATCAAAGTCGAAGAACCGGAAAACCGAAAAACACTATCTCCAGGATATGTTACATCAACTTGGCGTTATCCTTCAGACATAGGTTCACTTGACAAAGGACATTATATGGTTATTCATATAAATGTCCAAGAAAAAACATCATATGCTTATGAAGCAGACAGGAATTCACAGCCAACAATTTTCAATAACAGAACGAATTTGAAGGCCAGAAATGGACAGATTAACACTGGAGACATTTTTTCAAATATACAAAAAGATGCTACTGCAATAAAAAATTATCTATCTGCTACTAGCATTGGTGGTAGAGTAGCTGATGGTGTAGCTGGTGGATTAAACTCCGTAGGAAATGCAACAAATAGTGCATTGAGAAGTTTAGGAATTTCTGGTGATGCATTACTTAATGAAGCTAAGAATGTTACCGGCGGTATCGCTTCAGCTTTGACGAGCATGAATCAAATTAATTTTATGAGAACAATTAAAAGAACTACCGACAGTATTGCTCTCTACATGCCAAACACATTAAATTTTGCTCAAAATCAATCCTATTCGGATTTGAAATTGGGAGGAGAAAATCTTTCAACAGCAGTTGCTGGATACTCAGAATTATCTGACTATATCAAAGGCGGCACAGGAGCAACTTTAGGTAAAAACATGACTCCTTTTATTGCTAGTTTGCTAAAAAGTAAATTGGCGCCATTACTTGGAACGAATAGTACCGCAGCAGTTTTTGCTTCAGCGTTTGGTGTTGTAGAAAATCCAAGATTAGAATTGTTATACACCTCTCCTTCTCTTCGTACTTTTTCTTTCGAATTTATGTTTTATCCAAGAGATGAGCAAGAAGCATCAGACGTTCAAAGAATTATACAAAACCTTAAATTTCATCAGGCTCCCGAATTGTTGAAAGGTACCGCAGGATATTTCATGGTCCCACCATCAGAGTTTGATATTGAATTTTATTACAATGGACAGATAAACAATAACATACCGAAAATATCGACTTGTGTGTTGACTTCGATAAATGCAGACTATGCACCAAATGGATTTCATGCCTATGAAGTTCCAGGTGAAGTATCTCCTGGAGTAGGTAGAACAGGTATGCCGGTTGGTATCAGATTGACTTTACAATTCCACGAAACAGAAGTTATGACCAAAGCCAACTATGATCCGTCTGGAGATAACTACTAATGGCAAAGTATTTTAAAAATTTTCCCAAAACGATATACAATTTGGGAGATACAACTTCGTTAGACACTATCACGAATATCACTACAAGCTTTTCTTTTGGACCAGACATATTAGAAAATTCAGTAGCATATTACGAGTATAGTGTACAAGATGGCGAAACGCCAGAGATGATTGCTCATAAAGTATATAAATCAGCAGAGAAGCATTGGATCATTCTAAAAGTTAATAATATTTTTGATGTAAAATCTGAATGGCCTATGGATGATAGTTCTCTAAAAAAATACTTATCTGTCAAATATGCAAACACCGCCATCCAAGATTTAAGTTATTTTGTTTCTGAAGACAATCAAAGAATTACTACAGAAAACTCTGAGGTTTTTATTAGTGAAGATAGCATTTTACTGTCAGGTTTTCAATGGGCATATAATAACACTCATTCATATTATAAAATAGAGACTACACGATTTGTAGGAACTAATGAAACTTATTCTGATACTACACAAATAACTGAAGAAGAGTACAACAGTATTTCTACGGGAACTACAAGCATCACCTTATCGGATGGTAAAGTCATTGAAGTTACATTAGAAAAAACATATAAGACTTACTATGAGTATGAAAAAGAATTGAATGAAAAGAAAAGAAGCATAAAAATATTGAAACCCGAATTTGGTTATACAGTGCAAACTGAACTTGAAAGTTTTATGAATGGATGAGAATCTAGTTACACAGTCTACGCAATTCGTACTTAAAAAATTAGCTATAGTTACGAAAGCTGGAATTTTCGATATTGATGGTATGTTTGAAGAGTTGAATATCTATGACTCTATGTTCAATCCATGTTTATCTGGTTCTGTGCTGATTAAAGATGCTATAGGTCTTACAAACAAATTTTCTTTTGATGGCTCAGAAGTTTTGATTGTTGATATGGGTAAAACAGAAAATACTGGATTGATTCGTAAATCTTTTAGAATTTATAAACAAAGTAATAGAAAATCAGTAAATCCTACAACAGAAACTTATATACTGCATTTCGTATCGGATGAATTTATTGTTTCACAACAACTGAAAATCAACAAATCTTATGAAGGTTTAAATTCAGAAACAGTATTGAAGATTCTTGAAGAGTATCTAGGCATCAAATATGGTTCAGGTGTTGGTTCTGTTGAGGGCAGCAGTGGTATCAAAAAAATAGTCATACCGAATTTATCACCAATAGATTCTCTTATCTGGTTGGCAAAGAGAACAGTAAATTATAATCTATCACCTTCGTACTTATTTTTTGAAAATCGTTGGGGTTATAATTTTATTACCATATCTGAATTGATGAATCAAGAAACTTCATACAGTATAAATTATGAACCTAAAAATTTAGGAGAATTTGATAGTACAACCACAGAATTTTTTGGAGCAAGATACTTAGAAGTAATATCTCAATTCGATTATAACAAAAGTGTTCGCACAGGACAATATGCCAGTACACTAGTTGGTTTTGATGCAATGACTGGACATATTGGTATCAATCAAATGGATTACGATAGCCTGTACTCAACAACAAAACGAGCAAATAAAACACCCAATATTGGTTTCGTAAGTAATCGAGATGGTGAGTTTAATACTGAAATGTATAGTTCTAGGGTAGATATATTTCCTATATATGGATCGTTTGCAAAGCAAAGTAATTATGTAAAAACACACGATCCAAAATCTATAACCTTTGTCGATGATACATATAACTACATACAGCAAAGAAGTGCTATCATAAAAAATCTGATGAACCAAAGAATTAAACTTGTCATGTCAGGCAACTTTGATTACACTTCTGGTTTAAAAGTTTATGTTGATGTACCAAAACTATCTGAAATTTCTAGCGCAGATTTAGACAACAGAGATTATTCTCTTAGTGGAAATTATTTGATAGTGTCAACTAAACATTTAATTACTCCACAAAAACATGAGACAATAATGGAAGTTGCTACAGACTCAAACGAGAGAAGAGAAGTTTATAAGAGTTCTGCTATACAAGAATCAGTAGCGGAATCCGATTATTTCGATTATACAAACTATGGCTGATAATGTAATCGTAGGTTCAAGTTTCAACTGGTGGTTTGGAACGGTTGAAAATAGAAAAGATCCCTTGAAACTTGGAAGGTGTCAAGTCAGAGTTGTTGGCGAACATTCAGGCAAATTGAATGAATTGCCTGTTGCTGATTTACCTTGGGCACATTTGATGTTACCTGTTAATAGTGTAAATGTATACACACCAAAAGAAGGTGACAAGGTAATAGGTTTTTATCAGGATGGAAAAAATAAACAATATCCAGTAATTATGGGTGTTCTTCCTGCATTGCCTTTATACCCTGCTACAAAAACAGGACACCATGATACAAGAACCATTGCCGAATTAGCGGCGGCGCCAGTCAAACCAGACGAGAGTGCAACAAACTATCCTAGAAAACTTGATGAACCTACTACATCACGATTAGCGAGAGGTGAGAGTTCGCATCCTTCTCCAATAATTGATTCGAAGAGTAAAAAGAAATCTTCTACTTTTGAATTGCCAACACCATATAAAACAACATATCCATACAATAATGCAATAGAATCTGAATCCGGTCACGCTATCGAAATTGATGATACTCCAAATGCAGAAAGAGTTCATTTCTATCATCGCAAGGGTTCATATCAAGAATATAGGCCAGATGGCAGTGTCCAAGCAAAAGTAATAAAAGATAGTTATCAAGCAGTTGATGGAAATAAAAATGTTTATGTTAAAGGTAATTACACAGTCAATGTTGATGGCAATTTAGTATTCAATGTCAAAGGTAGCATAATCGGTTCAGCAGGACAATCAATCGGATTAACTGCTGGAACATCTTTTTCAGCTAGTGCCGCAACAGCAGCTTCAGTTGCAGGAAAAATTTCTGGTTCGTTATCAGGCCAAGTACTTACCAGTGTTGGTGCTATTGCCAGTAAAACTTCAGTTTCTGGTGCACTCACTTCAGTTTCTGGTTTGGTAGAAACAACAGTTAATGGAGGCATAACTACAGTCTCTTCAAAAGGTGTTACTACGGTTGCTGGTTCTGTGGTTAAGATTTTGGGAGCACCCGTAGGTTCTTCTGCTGCTGATGCTCCTGCTGCGGCGTCTGATATTATTGGTAGTTGTGGACCCGGATTCGAAACAGCGACTAATTTAGATTTACTTAATGGTATTGTTCCTGAAGGATTTCCAATCCCCTCTGATGCTGTTGCAGAGCAAGCCAGTCGAGCAGCAGAAGCAGTTGCAGGCGCAGAATCTGCTCTCGCTGATGCGGGATCCACGATAGCCGAAATTGGAGGTCAAGCAGATTATCCCGATTTAATTTCGGAGGTAAATTCCGACACCGGCGAATTGCAATATTTTGATTTAGATGGTAATGCAGTTTCAGGCGATACACCAGTTAGTACCACATATTTCCCAGACGGAACAAGTGAAACAGTATTAGCAGATGGCAGCACACAATTTAATGACGCTACAACATTACCTACAGAAATAGGCCAAGGCGCTCAAGTATCTCAGAGTGCTTTTGATTCTGTAAAAGATGCTGCTAGTAAAGTTGTTGATGCCGTAAAAACAGCAGCCGATAAAGTAGATGTAGGTGATGCTGTTGCTAAAACTGCTAAAGAAGCGGCAGAGAATTTGACTAAACCATTCACGGATGCTTTTTCAACAATCTCTAAAAATTATGAGATATTGACGAGTTCTACTGCAAAACTTTCAGAGCAGTGGGCTGCTGCTAAATCTATACTTGCTACTGGCGTTGGCATCTATTCACATGCTCAATCAATAGCTTCGGTTTCTCCTAATCAGTTATTAACAAAGTATGGTTTAGCTGCCGCTGCTACTATAGGATCACAGTATGTAAAAGAACTATCAAACTCAGATGCTGCAAAAGAATTGAAAGCTAGTCTGACAAGTACTGTCAAAAGTTATGCCAATGACATTTCTACAAAAGCAAAAGAATACAGCACTTCTGCACAAAATTATATGCAAGATGTTAAATCGCAGATTGATTTAAATTCTAGACAGGTAGCTGCTGAAATTGCTCAGGAAACTATTGACAATAGATTATTATATGGTTACACCGCAGAAGAATCGAAGCAGTCGGCAACTGCTGCTTTAACTACTAAAACGCAAGAAATTGCTAAAACATTTACAGGTTCACCAAATTTAGCTGCGGCTTGGACAGAAGAATTAAATGGAGGAACAACATAATGTTTCCGGTGGCAACAAGAGGAGACATGTTAATGGGCGCCTCGCCCTCGTTTATTGTTGGTCCTTGCGAACCAAATATTTTAGTAAATGGACAAAATGCAGCAAAAGTTGGAGATGCAACTACTCCACATCCACACGGATTGGTTATTGTGGTCGGGTTCTTAACACCAGTAGTTCCTACAAATGTATTATTTAATGGTACCCCCGCCAGAACATTAGGGGATTTTGCTACTTGTGGTGATGTAATTTCTCTTTGTAAAAATGTTAATGTATTGGTAAAATAATGGCTACTATATTCTCAAGATTAAATTTTAATTTCGATACCGCTAAGTTAGGCGATTCCGTTGATCCTACTGGAAAATTACAAGAAAATTTAGAAAAAATAAGACCTAGTTTATTTTCTTGGCAATATGAAGATTTGGCAAATAATAATGTTGGGGGCTATCTGTTCAATCCAACAGCTACAGATGTTGATGCAATTACTTCTGCCGCAAATTCTGTAAAATCATTTTTGACAGATCGTGTTTTTGAAACTAGTGTATCTGCACTTAGCACTGCTGCTAACAATCTATACACAGAGTCGATTGCATTTAAAGCACACACTGATAGAATTAGTGGAGTCACAACGACTACAAATATAAATTTACCCGATTTGAACACAGGACTCGGTGTCGGACAATTCGTCCAACAAGTAGTAGCAGCATATGACGGTCTTTACGATAACACACCAATTCTTGGTAGTTTCACTAGTCTTTTTGTTAATACTGAAATTTCATCAAATACTTCTTCTGTTCAGAGTGTTACCTCATCTTTACTTGCTACGGCAGGTACGGGAATCGACGAAGAAACTGGACTCCCGATTGATACTTCAAATGCCTCGACTGAATTGGTAAGTTCCGTAACTTCATCATTTAGTGCAGCATATAATTTACTGAATACAAGAAGAACTCACGATATAACTTTCTATACGAATTCGTATAATTTGATGATCGACTACAATAAAGTCAATGAATTTTCTACATTTTCCGATCTAAAGCTGTACCTAGTTAATAATTATATTGGTACTGAAAAGCTAAAAAATAACTTATAAATAAGCCATGGCTACCGTAGTTACAAAAACCACAAGAAAATACAAGGATTTGGACTT